AGCCGGAGCAAAGCGATTGGGTTGGCCCTGACAATGACGATCAGCGAATGCTTTGGCAGGCCCTGCCCGAGAAGGACGGCAACCCCTGTGTCTGGGACAACCACTATTACTGCGCTGCTTGCGGTGAGAACTGGTCAAGCCCGTGGTCGTGCAAGTGCGATGAAGACTGCCCAAACTGCGACGCCGCCACCCAGCCGGAGCAAAGCGATTGGGTTGGCCCTGACAATGACGATCAGCGAATGCTTTGGCAGGCCCTGCCCGAGAAGGACGGCGCACCTGTGATCGGCAACAGCGCGGACCCCAAGGGCGCGTGGGGGAGCGATCCGGACTACCCGCCGGAGGATTGGATCGATGAAGTCAGGCTCGGCGATACTCGGTTGGGCTATGAGCAATGGCTCAAAGAGAAGCGCGGCATCCCAGACGCGTCCGCCCTGAAATCCTACGAGATCAGCCTCGCCGTCACCGTCTCGGCTTATGGCACAGTGACGGTCCAGGCCGAAAGCCTTGCCGCCGCGCTGGAAAAGGTCAAAGCCGCAGCCGTCTATCATCGTCTGGCGAGTTGGACACCCTCTGGCAGCAGGTGACATCTATCGACTGGTCAACCGAGGGCGATTATCGTGTCCTTGCCGCCGTCAATGACGCCGATGCGTCCGATGCCGCAGTAGGTATTGATCTGGTGACCGACTCCTTCGATGTCATCAGCGCCGACCATCTGGCCATGCTGCTGACAGAAGGCCAGTGTGTGGAAGGCGGTGCGAAATGACTGGGGCAGACAACGGCGGGCCAGCCAAGAGCGAAGACGAAAAACTGGCCCGCGCCATGGCGATTGTCGAAGCCGCCGTGCAGACGATGGCCGAGGAAGGCTTGTCACCCATGATGCGTGTGCTCGGTCTGGCGTTCCACATGAACGCGCAAGCCGATCTGGCCATTCCGAACGCCAATTTGCGAAGATCGTTCAAGTACCTTGTTCTTACCGACGAGCAGTCCACAGGCGGTGCAGCATGAGCGCTGACTGGACCCCGCCCGAAGACCGCATCGGCGATCTGATCGAGGGGCTGTGCTACCGGCTTGTGGCAGAGCAACGCTCGAATGACGCGACCGACCAAATCCGCCAAATGACAGGGGCGGACATCATAGACGCGCTGGGGGAGCAAGAGGCCACCCTCTTGGTCGCTATCGCCAAGGCCTCGGGGCTGCCAAAATGACCGACCCTATCAACGGATGGCACGCGCTTGGCCTTGCCATGGCATATCGCGCCGCTATGGGCGACACAGGGCCAGGAGCCGCGCAAGCGGCCCTGCGCAAAACGATCATGCAGTCCAAAGCCCCACCTGGGCCAACACGGGATGAGTGTGACGCCACCTTCGCCCGCCTCATGGCCTACACCATCGACACCATGCCGCCGCCCGTCGATGACCTGTCCCTGCTGATCGACGTGATCGCCATGCGCCACGGCTATACCGCCCGAGCCGACGCATGGCGGCACATCGGCATCAATCCGAACCGGGGCCGGTCCCTGCTCGGGCAGAACGCCCAAGCGATCGACTGGCCGATTTGGAAGACCGCGCGAGACGCGGCGATAGGAGAGTGAACACATGGGAAACATGGCCTACTGCCGATTCCGCAACACGTCGAGAGACATGGCCGATTGCGAGGAACATTGGTTTGATGACGACCTAACACCGGAAGAACATGCAGCCCGCGAAAGGATGTTGCATCGCATGGTCCGCATCTTGAACAGCATGATGATGCAGGAAATCGACACACCCAAGCTGATCCGGTTCGACCCACCTCGCACCGGCTGAACACCTGACACCCGGCAGACCGCCACCCAAGCGCCCGCAGCACACCAGCCGCGGGCGCTTCATCTTGTGCCGACAACACCGAGAATCCACCACATCTAGGCGCGACCGCCCGATTCTGGCACAATGCCGCCCGAAAGGATGTGCGCCGTGCCAGATCTGCCGCCCCTCAATGACCGTCAGGCCGCATTCGTGCGCGAATACCTGCTGTCAGGTGTGGCGACCGACGCCTATGTGAAGGCAGGCTATGCGCCTCAATCCGCTGCAGCCAATGCGATCCGGCTGATGGAAAATGAGAAGGTCGCAGCGCACATCGCTGCCGGCCGCGAAAAGATAGAGGCCAAGGCTGCAGCCGAGTTCGACGTCAGGCAGACCGACATCCTGCGCAAGCTGGTTGCAGCCGCCTTCGGCGACCGGAACGAGTTGACCCAGCACCGCATTATCCCCTGCCGATACTGCTACGGGATCGAGCATCGCTATCAGTGGCGCACACACCGCGAGTTCTGCGCCGCCCTCGACCATTACCGCAGCAAGAACGAAGCCTATCAGGCCGTTCATCCCGAGCCGGAAAGCGAAGGCGGTTTCGGTTACACCAAGTCACGCGAGCCAAACCCTGATTGCCCGGAATGCGACGGCGACGGCGAGCCCTATGTAAAGTTCACCGACAGCACGCGCCTGACACCTGAAGCCCGCGCCCTCTTCGATGGGGTCAGGGTCACCAAGGACGGCACCGAAATCAAACTGCCGGATCGCGCCAAAGCGCTGGAAACCCTGGGCAAGCATATCGGCATGTTCAAGGAGCGCGTCGAACACACCGGCAAAGACGGTGCCCCGATCCAGACCGAGACCACAACGCGGGTGGTAATCGTGCCCGCCAAGATTCCGGCTGAAGCATCGGTACGCCCGTTGATGACCGACGACGAGGTGGACCCTTGAAAATCAGCCAGCGCCTGACCGCGACCATCGACCATGTCAACGCCGTCCTTGGTCAATCCTACCTGCTGCCCTGCCGGATCGAAGCCATCGCGCTGACCGCAGAAGGCCGGATCGCTGAAATATGTGTCCGCTTCGAAGATGGTACGGATGCCTCAGCCTTTATTGCCAGCGCCTTTCTCAATCCCGCGACGATCCTGGAAGCCGTCCATCGCATCCATCTGCTGGCCTTTCTGGATGTGGACACGCCGGAAGGAAAATTTGACCTCATCGGCTACGCCACCGGCCTGGCCCCGCCGTCACCGCAGACCCACCGCGACCAGACCCACCCGGGACCAGAGGTGGCGCAGTGAACGCGATCACCCCAAACATCGATCCAACACAAGTCATCTGGGAGCCAACCGACCGGCAATCCTCTTTCCTGGCCTGCGATGATTTCGAGGTGCTGTACGGCGGCGCAGCTGGGGGTGGCAAGTCCGACGCCCTGCTGATCGACGCCCTCTGCCTGCAACATGATGGCGTCTACAAGCCCAAGCACCGTGCCATCCTGTTCCGCCGGTCCTTCCCCGAGTTGCGCGACCTGATCGACCGGTCCCTTGAACTTTACCCCCTGATCGTGCCGGGTGCCGAATACAACAAGACCGAGAAGGTTTGGACGTTCCCGAGCGGGGCAAAGGTCGAGTTCGGATACCTCCAGAACGACGCCGACAGACTGAAATACCGGGGCCGGGCCTGGAACTACATCGGGTTCGACGAGCTGACCCTGTGGGCAACCCCGGTCTGCTACCTCTACCTGTTCTCCCGCTGCCGCTCCGTCGATCTGACCTTGCCACGCTACATCCGATCCACCACCAACCCCGACGGGCCGGGCCAGAAATGGGTGATGGAACGCTGGGGTATCCAAGAAGACGGCAAAGGCACCGCAATCCCGGTTGATATCGAAGACCCCGAGTACAAGACCGTCACCACCATCACCCGGCGGTTCATTCCCGCGCGCCTCTCCGAGAACAAGCATCTCAGCGCCACCGGCTACCGCGAGGCCCTGCTGCAGCTGGCCCCCGAGGAACGCGAAAGCCTGCTCATGGGCCTCTGGCGGCAAGGCAAGGTGCGCGGGGCATATTATGCCAACGAAATGCAGAAGCTGCGGGCCAACGGCCGCATAAGGTCGGTGCCCTATACCGCCGGCACGCCGGTCAACACCTATTGGGATTTGGGCTGGAACGACACCACCGCGATCTGGTTCCACCAGTTTGTGGCAGGCGAACACCGCTTCATCCACGCCTATGAGAACAGCGGCGAAAGCCTCGACCACTACGCCCAATACCTGATCTCGCGCGGATACAATCTCGGCGGCACCCATTATCTTCCGCACGACGCCGTGAACAAGAGCCTGCAGACCGGCAAGTCCGCGCTGGAAATCATGCAATCCCTGATGCCAGGCATCCGGTTCGAGATCGTCCACCGCATCGAGGAGCGTCTCAACGGGATCAATGCCACCCGCCTGGCCATGGCCAGCGGCAACCTCTTCATCGACATCAACGAATGCGCCGATGGAATCGCGGCCCTCGACAACTATCGGAAAAGGTACAATGAGCGGATCGACGCTTTCACCGACGAGCCGCTGCACGACCGGTATTCCAACTACGCCGATGCCTTCCGGCAGTTCGGCCAGACCTATTCCCCCAACTTCATCCAAACCACGGCCCGGCCCCGCCGCCGCGTCCAAGGAGGCATGGCGATATGACGGATATATCCCCAACCGCTGGCTGCCGATATCGCCCTGCCGATATCGCGGCTTGGGAGGCTGAAATCGAATTGGTGCGACCGTTCTTCAGCATCGTGAAGGGCCGTATGTCCGGCCGCTACGTGATGACCGCAGACCTCCGAGCGGCGACAGGGAACCCCAAGGCGATCCTGCGCAAGGCGACCATCATAGGCGGCAAGGGAACCCGCGTGCGCGACGATATAGACGAACTTATGCTGCAGGTTTTTGTAGAGACCTGCCGCCTCCCACGTCCGGACGGGAAGACATCCATCGACCTGATCAAGGAGTGGCTGGCATGACCACCGATCTTCACACCGGAGACCGCATCGAACTGTTCCCGGCGTTCAACCTGTCGATGTGCCAGAACACCTACGAGCGCGGAGACATCAAGGTCTGGATGACCTGGAACTTCGAGACCGGCCGCCCCTGCATGGTCCTGACCCCGAACGTCCGCAAGATCAGGCCGTCGCGTGTCGTCCCGTGCGTCATCACGCTCGATACCATCCACAAATGGATGGAAGACGCCCCGCAGGACGCCCGCGTCGATGCTGCAGCCACGGCAATCAGCATGTCCCAAGCCCTTAACCTGCCGCCCAGCCCCCACAGCGCGCTGCGCGTGATGTCCCTCATCCGCGACTACCTCGAAGAACTCGTCCACATGCCGCCTGTCCCCTCCTACAGCCAGATCACCCGCGCCGACGCGATCATCACCGACCCGAACACGGGCAAGCAGTACCACAAGGAGGTCACGGATCATGCCTGACGACATCAATCGGGGCGGGTTCACCTTTGCGCCGACACCACGGGGCCAGACGCCCGAAGACCGCATGCCCAAGGCAAAGAAAATCCCCGAATCCCTGTTCGGCAACGCTTTGAAAGGCCAGCCAGTCGTCAACAACCTCGATGACCCCGATGTGATCCACCAGTGGAAGCGCATCAAATCCCACTATCTCCGCGAACTGCAGGTTCAGGGGCCGTGGCGCGAAGCCATGGCAAAAGACGAGGATTACTACGACGGCGATCAGTGGGAGAGCAGCGACATTGCCACCCTGCGCGGGCGCGGACAGGAGCCGATGGTGTTCAACGTCATCGCGCAGTCGATCAACTGGATTCTTGGCACCGAACGGCGGGGGCGCACCGAATACAAGGTGCTGCCCCGCACCAAGGAAAGCGCGAAAGC